TTATTGGCGCAATCCACACAACACGCCATTATGTGTTGTGTTTCTAACTATGCATATTCACTGTTGTTAGGTGAATAAATCCTGTATTCTAGGATTGTAACGTATGCTTATAGCATTTGTTACTGTTCGTTTGTCGATTGCCCCACCCTATTACTTGCGCCTGTCACATGCGGTGTATTTCCGGTTTCGGGGAAACCCTTTCAATTCAGTCCAACAGCCTTGGTTTGCGTGTTGTCTGTAACGGTGTGTGTCGCACGGCCTTGGATGTTTTGCCTGCATCCGTCACCGCCTGTCGTCTGGTATTGTCTAACCCATGGCTATCGCCTCCTCTATCTGAATATAGTATACTCTATCTCACTTCAGATGTCAATAGTAATTATTGAAATATTTCAAATATTTTTATAAAACGACCTTGACAAACGTGAACACAGGCGCAGGGCCTCGTTGCCGTGCGTCAATTATTTTTTATTTTTTATATAATATAGTATAGCGTATACCACTTATAGCTGTCGGGTGGCGCACGCCATTTGCTGACCTTATCATAACACAATGGGTGTCGCACGCCATTTGCTGACCTTATCCAAACATTGATTGAACAGCACCCAACGCTCATTATCTTCATCAATGCTTTGTAAAGACTGTAGTTTGGATGTATAACTACACCACCGAGCCTGAGTTAAAGCTCCAATCATTGATTTGGCATGTTGAGGAAAGGTCATGCCAGCTTTTGATGATTGTCACCACAAAAGATAGCCGTTATCACGTACATATTTCGCATCTGTGTCAGAATCGGTATTGACTTATACATGCTTGTGTCGTACACTGTAGATGAGGTGGAATACCCATGCGAGACCTAGCCGAGACCCGACAAATCATAATCAACACGTACCAGAGGACACACGATTATGAGATGTCCCTTCGGATTGTCGGCATCAATGACAAATCGGAGCGTGTGATAATTGAATCAGACGGTTTGTTTTGGGCAACGATAACTCGAATCGAAGCTGAGTTCTGTGCATCCTTCACTGAGACACTGCAAGAGTTGATGTATCACGGAAAGAACGAGAATGTCAGGCTTCAAGCGGCTGTGAAGTTGGGAGAGATTTGGCATCGAGATAAGTTCAGTGCACAGAAGAAGGATGAGGACGAACACACTGTCAACCTGCATCTCTATCTGCCCGATAACGGACGTACAGCGAAGTAAACGTAGCAGTGGTGGGTGCATCACCGTTTTGATAATTGTACACGAGGAAGTGCGGGCGTTGCCCGTTTTGTAGGCTGGCTTGGAAGTTGGTAGAATGAAGATTCATCCACCATGGTGTGGAAGGAGTTCGTGGGACGCTAAGGCGCACCATGCTGAGGATGGAGCGTGACGTATGCCGCAGAGGATAGCAGATGTAGAGCAGAGCATGGCAAAGGTGAAGAGTATAAAGCCGAACCCTGGGCCACAAGAGCAGTTCTTGGCTACTAATGCAGACATAGCTATATTCGGAGGTGCTGCTGGAGGTGGGAAATCATACAGCCTGCTCATGGAATCATTGAGGTATGTCGGGGTGCGTGGATATGAGTGCGCGATATTCAGACGGGAAGCCACACAGATAACCTCTGGTGGTGGACTGTGGGACACGGCGCACATCTTGTATCCAGCCTTTGGTGGAGAACCGAGGACTACGCCACGGCACTTCTGGACATTTCCTGCTGGCTCGAAGATTGCGTTTGCGCACCTACAACACGACAAGAGCGTGAAAGCGTGGGATGGTGCACAGCTCACATTGGTTGGCTTTGATGAATTGCAACACTTCACGGAGGCACAGTTCTTTTACATGCTGTCGAGGAACCGTTCAACGTGCGGCGTGCGGTCTTACATGCGTGCCACGTGCAACCCCGACCCTGATTCGTTCTTGGTGAAGTTGTTGGCATGGTGGATTGACGAGGAAGGCTATCCGATTCCTGAACGTTCCGGTGTCGTGCGTTGGTTCATAAGACAGAACGGCGAGCTTATTTGGTTTAATTCGTATGACGAGTGCTATGCGCTGTATCATAAGGAGATAGACTCAGGTGATGCAAGTCCTAAGAGCTTTACGTTCATTCGTTCAACGCTGGAGGACAATCCTGCTCTGATGGAGCTTGACAAAGGCTACAAGGGCAACTTGAATTCGATGTTTGAATATGAACGGCTGAGATTGCTGAAAGGAAACTGGTTTGCACGACCGCAAGCTGGCGAGATGTTCAAGACTGGCTACTGGAAATACATAGACCGTGATGACATGCCCCGCATTGACAAGATGAAGGGCATTGTGCGTTATTGGGATAGGGCTGGAACATTGCCGAGTGACAAGAATCCTGACCCTGACTGGACTGCTGGTTGCTACATGATGCTGAGTCCTGATGATAATTTGTACATATATGACATGCGGCATGCGAGATTGGAGCCACATGATGTGGAAATGCTTGTGAAGGACACTGCGGAGCAGGACACACGTGAAGTTCCTATCTGGCTCGAACGTGACCCTGGGCAAGCTGGCAAGGCTGAAGTTGCTTATTACATCAGGAATCTAATGGGGTATGACCTGCACCAACGTCAGAAAAGGACGTCAAAGTTGTCTTATTGGAGGCCGTTTGCATCACAGGTGAAGGCTGGCAACGTGTATTTGGTCAGAGCACCGTGGAATAGAACATTTGTTGATGAGCTGGCGTCTGTGACCGATGGTTCACAAACAACACATGATGACCAAGCTGATGCCGCATCGGGAGCTTTCATGGTTTTGGCAAAGATGATGAAAGATGACATCAGTGATAGCAAGGCAACGAAGAACATGGGGGTATGACGTGAGAAAGAAGGAACGCCGAGCGCTGAAAGAGCGAGTGTACAAGCAGGAATTGGTGAGATTGGAAGGCGAGATGCAGGCACAGGCCGATTATCATGCGAAATTGCGTGAATATGTGAACGTGCATGGCTCAGACAACCTTCCTGTGGAGCATAAGAGAAACGTGAAAGCGGCTTTTGAGTCGATTTCATGGGAGAAAGACCCTGTTGTGTGTGCTAAAATAGAGAAAACGGCGAAGATTGCAACGAAAAACGTTCTTAAACGAGGAATTATACAATGGGCATAAAGAGCAAGGCGAAAGCATGGCTAAGGTCAATACTCAGCGATAGATTGAACGATGAATTGTTCGATTGGTCTGCTCGTCCACGTGCTTTTGTCATGAATACCCGTCAAAATGGCAGTACTCCCGTGCTTGACACGGCGAATCCCGCTGTCATTGACCATGCTCTTGTGCGTGGATTGTACCGAAACACACTGAATCAGTACGCTTTGGCTGGACAATTGGTGAAGCCGATAATCGACTCGAACGTGTCGTTCATCGGTGTTCCCACGTTGCGCTCCACCAATGCGAAGACAATGCAAGCAATTGATGGATTCAAGAACACTCTTCCGTGGCAATCCGTGCATCGGATAGCGGAAAGAGAGGGCACGGCGTACGTCTGGCCTCAAGTGCAACCGAATGGGGAGCTAAAACTAGTCGTTTTGCGACCCGAGATTGTGAAAACCATCTGCATTGACCCATTGACAAAAGAAGTAAATGCTTATATACTAGAAGATAGGTTCACCTATAAGGACACGTCCGACATTACCAAAAACATCACAATCACCACAGTCATTGATGCAAAACAGATGAAGCAGACCATAGTTGCCGATGATGGTAGATTGAACGTGAAGGACAACGTAGTCAGGAACGTGTTCGGATTCATACCTATTGTAGCATTTGTGAATGACGCCGAGCCTTGGGAATCACGTGGACATAGTGAAATAGAGAACATCGAGCCACAGTTGAAGCTATACAATGATATTTCTGTGGAAGCTGTACGTTCACAGAAGCGCGATGGACATCCCAAGATGAAAGTTACGACCAGCAACGTACGAAAATGGGTCGAGCGCAACTATGGTGTCGGAATGTATGAGCTTCTATTGGCAGGGCAAGCTAAATTGTCACTGGACGATAGGGATTTGTACATTTGTGAGTCCTCAGGCATTGATGGCGAGGGTGACGAAGATGTTCAATATGTCGAAGCTAGTCGGACTACCGGAGAGTTCAATTCTCTATCTGAAAAATCATTCACAAACATCGTGGAAGGTGCGCAAACACCGGAAATCATCTTTGGTGCGAACATGGGCACTTCTCTTGCTTCAGTTCGTGAGCAACGTCCTGCTTATATAAAGAAGATTGAGAAGAAACAGCTTCAGTACGAGGCGAGTTGGAGAAAGGTAATTAACGTAGCACTCCAAGTCAAGGGTGTTGCTTCATTTGAAGAGTACGATTTTGATGACTTCAATATGGTTTGGCCTACTCCTGACTTCTCATCAGAGAAAGAGAAAGCTGACACGGTGAACGTCATGTCTACATCATTGGTCAAGATGAAGTCAGCGAACATGATGGGTGACAAAGCGATACACAATACGTTGAAACAGCTTGGTATTTTGCAGGTTCAGCAGGACTACAAGGAATATGCGAAGGACGTTGAAGAGACCGCAAAGCTCATGAAAGAACGTAATCCTGATAAGATTGCAGAACAGGACAACAAGATGAATCAGCGCGTGGCAGACGGTGATTATGACAACACCGTGCCGAACAAGGATAAAAGCGAGGAAGATGATGCCAAATAAAGTCAAGAATGAGTTGTATAATGCACGATTCAGCACTCGTGTGATTGGCGGTGCAGGTGTTGAGGCAGAGTCAATTCCAATTGGCAATCCTACTGCTGTCGAGACTTTGTTCAAGGACATGGAAGCAATTGAGTTCGTGAACGAGGTTCTGCTTGGCGAAGAGCACCCGACTGATGATTGGTCTGGAAATATCATACTTACGGAGGATTGGGCACGCTCGTTTGCGAATGCTGTGAATACACGTCCTGGCCTTCTGTACACAAAAGGACATGAGGATGCTGCACAGCATTGGGCGACTCGTGCTATTGCTGGTGGATACATCATCGGTGGAAAAATGGAGAACGGTAGGTTGCTGTTGCGTAACCGTCTTCTTGTAAAGAAAAACGAGACTGACAAAGAGTTTGTAGAGCAGACTAAACGTGAGATTGCGGCTGGTATGTTGTCCACTTCTACTGGTGACATTCAGAAACGCCGAATAGAGTTCGTTGAGGACGGAAAGTACAAGCAGTATGCGGTCGAGTCCGTGAAGAATCAGACCAATGCGCTTGTGGAGCACGACATGCATGCATCCGATGCAAAGATTGTAAGTGCTAATTTTAGACTCGGTTACTATGACAGTAACGATAGATTTGTGGGTGTAGAACCCAACGCCACAGACGGTGGTGGGAATCATGACAAAGGAGAAGAAACCATGGGATTCAAAGAAACTGTTGAGATTATCAAGACAGCTTTGAAAAGTGGCGAGGGAGACATGCCCACTCTGCTCAAAGAGCTTGGACTTGAAGTCGTCACGGAAGAGGTCAAGACTGCTGTTGCACGTCTTAAGGCCGCTGAAGACAAAGTTGGAGATATCAGCGTGTTTGTGTCTGGTATCGTGACGGAACGTGAAGCCAATTTCACCACAATCAAGTCGGCAAAGCTCAAAGAAGCTTTCACTGACAGTATTGTGCATGAAGTTGCAGAGTCTTTGTTCAGTGTAAAAGCTGGTGGAGAAAAAGAGATTACGGAAGAGATTGCAAGACTCAAAGGTCTTGGAGTCATCAAGAACATCCAGACCGACCTCGCCTCACGAGTTGGCTATGTGCCGAGTGGTGATGAGAGTGCGGCTGGTACTAAGAACACTGGTGCTGTGGAGGCTTAATTATGGCTATGATAGCTTACGAAGAGAACTACAATTTTCACGAAGAAACCTTGCAGGATGTCTTGCAGGAAGTAACCAACAATACCACTAGAGCACTGCTTCACAATGAACTGGTGTATCTTAGCGGATATTTTGGTGAAGTGTGTGAGCCTGTCAGCATTGCCGCTGGGCTTACTGGGTACATCAACATCAACCACAACCGCACAATCCGTACCGAACAGGTCGGAACCGGTGCACTGCTCAGTGGCGATTTCGCTGTTGGTGGCACTGTGTACGTCATTCCTCAGGTCAATGGAAGCGAAGCTCTTCTGGTCAATCAGAATACTCTGATCAATCCAGCGAAGCCTGTCGGTATCTGTGTGGCGTTCGCCGCTGACAATTCATGGGTGACTTTCAGACCGTTCGTGCAGACTGCTGACTTGGGGCTGATTCGTGACATCGATGGAATCATCTCTGACATCACCGATGCAATCGACCTGCTCAATGATGCTGTAACTGAGACTGGCTCTGTGTTGCAGATGATTGAGGACGAGGCACAGGAAGCTACGTTCACTCCTACCGTAGGAAGTGGAATCTCTGCTGTGACTTTGAAGACCGCACTTCTTGAAGTCGGAACCGATGTAGAGGCAATCAAAGAGAAGCATTTCCTGATGGTCGAGCTTGCTGTTGGTGCTGATGCTTCTGGTGCTGGACTTGCATTCACCAATGCGACCACTGGTCTTGCCGTTGGTGACAAGATTGTGGACGCTCATGTGATTTGTGACACTTCGAATGGTGCTGGAACACTGAAGCTGAAGCACACTGGCGGAGCTGACATCACTGCGGCTCTTGCGTGTACGACTGTTGATGTGCTTGCTCGTGCGGCTCTGCTTACTGATGGTGTGCTGACTGCAAATGGGCTGACAATCATCGCTAATGGTGCGGCTGACCGTGGCCGTATGTATCTGACCTATATCAAGGCATAAGGAGAATGACCATGAATATTATCACTAGAGACACCCTTGCGAACGACCTTCAGACTCGTTTCGCATCAGGGCTGAAGGTGTCCGTTGAACCGGACAAGGCGGCTCGTGTCGCCAACACAGTATTTGGGAAAGCCTCCAATGCCATGAATCCAGCAATGTTCAGAGCATTGGACTCGAACGTGAAGGATATCTCTTCCACGAACACCATCAACATCAGTGGCAACTACAGCTCTGGTTTTGACGTTCCGTTTGTTGAGAATCAGTCCGTCCGTCAGCTTATCACATCCGGTAAGTTCTCTTCAAACTCGCTTCCTGTCAACTGGCAACAGTTCTGGGATGCGATGCGGATTGACCTTACCATGAAGAAGACACTGCATCAGACCATCCGTCAGGAAATCTACCAGATGGTGTCCATGCCGAACGCCACTCGTATCATGACCCTGCAAGAAATGTTCCCGTATGCCTTTGAGTTCCTTGACAACAATGGCGAAGGGCAGTCGGTTCCTCTCGGTGAGAAACTGCTTGGTCAGAAAGACACCATGACGTTCTATATCAAGGCCACTGGCTTTGTGTTCACGTTGCTTGGTCAGCTTTTTGATATCACTCTCGACATGGCTAAGATGAACGATGGTGTTGCCATGGCGTACGCGCTGCAACGTGACGAGGATGCAATCAAGCCGATTCTTGATTACAGCTACTCCGGCACACAGCAGACTGCGGCTTACGTTGATGCAGCGGCAAAACGTCAGGAGCTCCTGTACAATACCATTGTTGATGGTATCGATGACCTTGGAAATCGTGTTGACCCGTTCACAAATGAAAAGATTCCGACTTCTGGACTCGTGTTGCTTGGCTCGACCTACGACCTGAACCACATCCAACAGGTGATGTCTGGTCTCCCGTCCACCAACGAGCGTGTCTATGGTCAGATTCCTCAGATTTCCAAAATGGTTGCGTATGATACCGAATACATCCAGTTCGGCAACAGAACCCGCACGTTCACTGGTGTCACCGCTGGTAAAGTGTATTTGATCAAACCGAACAGATACATGACCATCGCCACCAAACGTGAACTGACCATGGAAGCCGATGCAAAACCAGACGTGTTGACTCTTGCAAGAGAGGAACGGTCTTGGTACTACTGTGAAGCGATTTACAATGCGATTGGTATCGCCAATTTCATTCAGGAAATCACCCTCCCAACTTGGTAGCCCTCCTTGTTCATACCCGACTACAGGAGCTTGCCACTCCTGTAGTCACCTTTGAGGTGAAAGATGACAAATCTTGAGAAGCTGAAATGGTACATGTATCCGTACTATCAAACGTACGAGTATGAAACCATCCTTGACGAGTATATTACCACCTACGGTAGCGTGGAGCGTGCCGCTTCCGCATTATGGGGTGAACTTCCGCCACGCATAGCATCTGGTGGCATAAAGTCATATGATACTGGTGCATCATCCACGGTCTTTCAAGATTTGAACAAAATAACTGACTATTGCAGAGAGCGTGCCAAGCATTATGAAATGGTGGCTCGTGACAGTGAGACGAATGGCTCGATTATTGCGAGAACACGCAGGACTCGTATTGTTGGAGGAGCTAATGATAGACAGTATGTTGGCTTCGATTATGATTGAACAACTGCGTGAAGTTGAGATGGGTAGGATTCTGAGTAATCCTGTCACGATAAGATTGAATTATCGTGAGACAAAAGACAATGGATTTGGTGTTCTTATACCAGATTTGTCCAAAGCTTTATACTACGTGGAATCCTATCCGTTCATGATAGCACCTGAGCAGACACCAGTCTTGAAGGTCGCTGGAACAGAGTCTCCATTTGGAATTGCAAACCAAAGTATTCTCATGATACCATATGACAATACATGGCTGAAAGAGAACATGGTCTTTGATGCGAATCAGAGAAGATATAAGATACTGTCCATCAATACGAATGTGATGATGGGTGGTGTGATAAGCAAGATGGCTAGGCTTCAGGATGTGACAGAGACAATCGATGTATCTTCAGACCTTGCGGTAATTGGAGATGCTGGCGTGCTGTTTGATGGTAGTGATGCATTTGTGATAGGAGAGGCATAATGGACAGCATATTCATATCGTTGGTCGGTGCTGAGATTGATGAAGGCCAGTTGTTGATGGCCATATCACGGAAGACCGCATACCGTATGCTTATCGAGCTTGCCACGAACCTTGGTCTGTCTGACACAGGTGTGTCAATGGAAAACATAAGACAACCTGTCATGAAAGAAGATGATGACCTTCTTCCAGCGAGGTAGCATATGGCCTTGATTCGTGGTGTGACAAGAGTAACATCGACTGATGTTCTGAAGGTGCTTGCTAATATTCAGAAGATATACAAAGGACGTGAGGAACAGGCATTCTGGATTGCACAGGAATTTGCAGATGCAATTGATAGGGATTTTGATGCGATTCAGCGTTCCAAGAGACCATGGACAAAGGGTGCGTTCTGGAAAAACAGAACTGGTCATGCGGCAGGTGGGTGGTACACAGAGGCATGGAAGGTTGGAAAGAACGTTGGATTCACCATCTCGCACAGTGCAAACACACGGTATGCGGAGCAGTTGGAAGGGTATGTCACCAGCAAGAAAGGTGACACGAGCGTGAACATCATGATGAACCAGTATGCAAACAACTTTCTGACCGAGCTATATCTTTTATATGGAGGTGATAATGCTTAAAGCTCTTGTAAACTATATCAAAGCAAACACATCCATAGCACGTGTGCTTCCTGAAGGTGGCTTGAACCAGAACATGGGTGCTGGCACTGAGGCGTACATTGAAGTGCATGAGATAGAGAAGTTTGGTGCATTCCGTAGCTCGAATAGAAACAGCACTGTTGAGTTCGGTGTCAAGGTGTGCTTTCCAATAAATCATCAGATTGACTTGGACAATTTCGTACTGTTTGAACTATTTACAGCACTTGATAGAAAGGTTCTGACAGTTACGAATGGCACGACTGTTTCATATGTCCAAATGGAAGTCACATCCGATGTGTCTGGTGTTAATCGCGAGGATGATGGGTACATATCACGAGAAAGGCTGGTGTCAATGCCTTGCAGATGGAGGTGAGCATGAGATTCAAGTATTATCTTGGTAGCGTGCTGGTGTGTGAATCGGATTCCAAAGTCCACTTCACTGCTGGTTATCCTGCCATTGTCGAAAAAGAAGAAGAGGTGAAAGCCTCAAAGAAGACGAAATCAACTGTAGTGTCTACAGTAGAGAATGAAGTGAAGGAGGAACTGTAATGGGTTTCACAAAAGACAGAAAAACTGGTTTTTCTAATGAAGGATTCCGTATACGGCGTGTGAATCCAGATGGTACGTACCCTGCTGTAGACAATCATCTTGGTTTTACAGGTACGGTGGATGCATCAGCTCTCGGAGCTACCGATGTGCTTTCGTATCGTTGGGATGGTGTTGGTGCATTCGCTGACATTGTGTGCAACCTTACTGCTGTCGGTGCTGACCCGACTGCGGCGACTCCGCTTGAGATTGCAACGGCGCTGAATCTGATTGCAGGCTTTTCGGCTCAGTTCATCGCTTCTGTAGATTCTACTACGAGTCGGTTGCTGATTGAAAACGCCGTGGCTGTGACGGGCAAGACGTATCTTGAACTGAAAGGCGATATTGCTATTGGCCTCGGTTTTGGTGCGAGTGGCGATGCATCTGCAATGGGCACTCAGTTTGTGGAGTGCTATGATGACTCTGCGGCTATCGCTTTGCCTAAGAACTGGAAAGACGGCGAAGAGATTGAGCAGGAGTCCGGCAGTGGTAACATCGACTCGATGCTGATTGACGGAGTGCTGAAAGGCGTGAATCCTTCAATCGCTCTCACCGATGAGATGTACGAGCTGAAGCAGATGCTCATGGGTGGCTTATGGGATGACACTCTTACTGAGTACACTCCCCCGACATCGGAACTCGTGGTCGCACCGCTATGTGCCGCTGAGATTTTCGTTGCCAAATACGGGAAGGGCTCTCAGCACCGTGGCGACATGACTGGCTACAAGATGTACAAGATTCCACGCATGACTGGACACGAGACCGACCTTTCTCACGAAGTCAAGGGTTGGGCGGCTTACCAGTTTGAATGCATGGCCTCTGAGTACATGGAAGGAACCGTGCGTAAGCCTGGCTATACTGAGAAAGAGCTGACCATTGCACAAGCGACTACTCTCGGTATTGTATAATCTAGCGAACGTAACACTAGGGGTGGTCATTGAACAGGCCACCCCTTTTTAAAAAGGAAAGGGTATGGACGTACATGGCAAGGACGGACTACAGGTTATAAAAGAGAATACAGAAGTGCCGATTCTTCTTCCTTGGAATGGGGAATTTGGTGTTTTCATTATACGCATGTTGAACGCCACTCAGCTTAGAGCCTGTGGCGACTTCACGACACTGGAACTTGATACTGAAGAGGACGATACAAAAGCTCCTGACTTTGAAGCGATAAAGAGCTTGAAGAACATGCAGGAGAAGATGTTCACGCTTGCTCTTGTGAAGCCTACATTCAATGAGATGTGTGATATTCTTGAAGTGTCGGCTACCATGCAACGATTTCGTGGGACACTCAAGCATGCACGAGAGCAGATACGTCTCGTTGAGGATGTTGAGGAAGCTCACAAATATGAGGAAGAGATAGACTTTTACGAGAATGCTCTTGGATTCCTTCTTCCAGACGATTTTTCTGCCGCACTCACGGCTCTCTTGTTGCAGAAGGATAACACGGACATACGTAAGGTCACGAAGGAGATGCTCTTCGAGGCCGCAATTATGGCAGAGAAAGGCCATGACAATCCATCAGACCATATAAGCGGTGTGTTCACGGACTTCCAACATGAGGACATCAACAAATATGCGTGGATTGAGCTTGCCAAGTACAAGGAAATGCAGGATACCGACAAGAGCGCAAATGGTCGTGTGTGGGTACGTGGTAAGAAAAGGAGAAAATAATGCCTGATGCTGGTGTAATCAATAGCTCTATACGTATAGATATATTCAAGCTACAATCAGACTGGATGAAAGTGAACACTGCATTTAAGTTGGGCAGTGCGCAAGCGTCTAAGGCTGTTGAAACATTGTCATTGGATGTTGATTCTCTTTTGAAACGGCAGGGAAAGACACTTCTCAAGCTGTCATCCATGTTTCCGAAGCTTCGTGCACAGTACATAGCTCTCGCAAAGTCTGCCAAAGACCCTGAAGAACGCAAGGCTTATGAGGACAAGATTGCTGTCATTGAAGCTTTGATGCTGAAAGTGGAGAAGTATGCTGACCGTTCCAAGAAGATTGCAGAGACAAAGAAGCGCAAAGAGAAGGAAGAAGCGGCACTTGCAAAAGAGACTGCTGATGCGGTAGTCCTTGCAGAACAGCAAAAGCAAGCCGCTATGAAGAACAGCATTGGCGTGAAGGTGCTCACCATCGTGAAGTCCTTGTTGTACTACAAGGTCATCATGACAGCGATGCGTGCCATTGGGCGAGCGGTGCGTGAAGCGGCTACCGCAACGGTTGATTACGAACAGCAGCTTGCCAATACCCAATCAGTGGCGCAGGGCACATCAAAAGACTTGCGTGCTCTTGATGCGGCAGCTCGGCGTGCTGGTGAGACGACACGTTTCACTGCTCGTGAGTCTGCCGAAGCACTATACTTCATGGCCTCCGCTGGATATTCGGCTACCGAGTCCATACAGGCTCTTGACGGTACGCTTGCCATGGCACAGGCCACTGGTCAGTCGTTGCAGAGCACATCGGAAGTACTTGCTGTCACAATCGCTCAGTTTGGCTTGGAAGCCTCCGAGTCTATGCGCGTGGCGAACGCCATGACAGCAGGTATCACGAGTTCGCAAGCAACCATGGATAAGTATAAGACCTCGTTGTACCAAGTCGGCCCTGTTGCGGCTGGAACTGGTCGTAGCTTGGAGGAAGTGCTTGGTATCTTGAACGTCATGTACGATTCAGGTATGCAAGCATCACGTGCTGGTCGTGCAATGCGCAATGCCATGGCAGAGCTGTCCAATGAATCAAGTGCGACCGTGAAGAAGCTCACTGCAATGGGTATTGCGTTTGAGGATATCGATGTAACTCAGAACTCTCTCGTTGATGTGTTTGGCACATTGAACGATGCTGGATTGTCAACTGGTCAGATTATGAAGGCTTTTGGCAAAGTAATCGGGCCTCAGATGCAGGTCATCATCCGGTCTTCGCGTGAGGAGCTTGAACGCTATACCAAAGAAGTCACCAACACAAACAAGGCTGTTCTTGCGGCGCACATACAGAACGACACTCTTCAGGGCGACCAGTATCGCTTGAAGTCTGCATGGGAAGCTTTGGCAATCTCTATCGGAAACAACCTCATTCCAGCATTCAGGTCTGTCATCCAATCGATGTTTGAGGGCATACGTGCCGTGAACATTTGGGTGAAGAGGCTCAGTGGTGTGCATAGCATTGCTGATGACTTCTCACGCACCATGAACACTTTGAAGGAGCGGCAGGATGAGTACAGTCGTTTGACAAGTTTGTTGAATGACAAGACCATTGCGCTCACTGCAAGTGAACGAAAACTGTATGAACAGAGGCTTCGACAAGCGGCTCTAGACATATCGGCTTCATTGCGTGAATTGTCAAATGATTATGAGGACGTTATTCAGAAGCAAGCAAATCTTGAGCGAGCGAATGCACTGGCAGAGAGCTTTCAAAAGCAACAGGAAGAATATGAAAAGCTTGTAACATTATATCAATCATATGATTTCAGCACTATGGAAGCAAAGCGTGCTAGTGCAATCAAAAAAGCTCTTTTTTCGAGCTATCAGAATTTGACATCAAGTCAGCAGAAGATACGTGCTGAGTATAATATCATGCTAGGATTGGTTGATGAATCAACAAGAGAAACACTCACAAAGTTGTTTAAAGGTGTTGCACGTATTCCTGTTGAAGTTGATAAGAGCAATGCGAAAATAGGTGCTGTTCTTGCACAGCCCTTTGGTGATGCAGATGCTTTCATACAAGCTATGTCTGACCCAAACTATTACAAGGGTATCACAGCGACCATGGGCTACGCTGTGCAGTCATTCGCAAATGCAACTGAAGTAGCATTCATTGATACTGGCCTCGCCGTTGCCGCCGCTTCAAATGACATCGACAATGCATTGAAGGCATTTGCACAGACCACAGAAGAGACTGTATTTCAAGTCGCCAAGCTGTATGCGGCTGAACAAATTACTGAGAAACACATGATGTCATTGAATCCAGTGCTCAGAGAGCGCATCAAGAATCAGGCAGAACTCTTGAAGCTTGAGAAGAAGACTGCTGATGACACTGTGGAGTATGAGGCTATCGAGGCAATGCGTGAACAGCTAGACTTATCAAGTAAAGTCAATGAAGCTACTGTAGAGCTCAACAAGACAATGCTTGATAATGCCATTGACATGCTCACGTCCAGCTCAAATATTGAGACAGCGAGCGCGGGATTTGATGAGCTCCGTGCATCGGTAATCGCAGAGACAGAAGCTCTTCGTGCACAGGCACAGGCACAGTATGATGCGAACGAGGCTGTTGTTGAGGAAGCTGAAAACGTAGGCCCTGCTACTCTAGCCGCATTGAGACTAATCAACACACGTCAGCTTGAAAATGAAATGCTGAAAGCAAGTCTGTTTGAGACTCAGAAGCTCATGAAGGTTGAGCGTGAACGGCTCGCCGCACTTGGATTGCTTGAAAGTGCAGAGCTAGATAGGCTCACCACGCTTGAGAACTCATACAAGACCTCTCAGTCAGTGTTCCAGAAGTACTATGAAGAGCTTGCCAACGCGGAATTGAAGGAACGTGAGGAAGCGGTGAAGACCGCATATGACAAGGCTCAGAGTCTTGATGCTATCGGCAAGGCGTACCAGATGGAGCTCAATCTGCTTGTTGCAAAGAACGCGGCGAAGATGGATGAGCTCAAGACTTCTGCCGAGAAGGAAGCGACCGCACAGCAGGAGGCTCTTGCTGAATGGGAACGTGAGGCTAAGGTTGCCTATGACCAAGATGTGCTGAATCTGAAGGAAGCCAATATAGCCAAGAAGAATGACTCCATAACTCGTGAAGCACAGCGTATATCTGAGGCTGAGTCTCTACGTACGGAAGAGCTTGCCTCATTGGCTATCGACTATGCAAAGAACGCTATCACGCTTAAAAAGTACGAGGCTGATAAGATTCAGACAAACAAGGATGCTGATGCTGAGATATCATTGGCACATGAAGAAGGTACCATAGAGCGTGAGGCTATTGATGCTGACTCGAAGACACAGCTTGTAAAAGCTGAAGAGGAGCATACTGCAAGGGTCATTGCAGAGCATGCAAAGCTGAACAATCTGCTTATCTATCTTGGCATAACACTTAATGATGCACAGAAAGCGCAGTTCGCTGAGTACCTCAAATGGATTGAGGAAGCTGGCGTTAAGCAGAAGACTGCCGCAGAGAAGCTTGCCGATGCGATATTCGAGGATACCAAGAAGCTCGTCACCACAATCACAGGCATGGTTGGGGACATTGATGCAATCATGGACTCTGCACTTGAACGCCAGCTTGACCGCATGGACAGGGCACTGAAAGCTCTTACAGACTATTATGACGAGCAGGAAATTCTTGCAAAGGAAACGGCTGGCGTTGAGGAAGACACTGAGCGTGAGAAGCTTGAGAAGAACCTTATGGAGGCGCAGAAATCAGCAGATGGCGAGGCAATCATAGAGGCCGAGAAAGAGCTCAAACGTTTTGACATCAAGCAGGATTTTGATGCGAAACGGAAGAAGGCTGATGAGGATGCGGCATGGGCAAAGGCACAGCTTGAATACAAGTACGCCATGATATCATGGGGCTTGAATGCGGCGCGTGTCGCGTCCGAAGCGGCTCTTGCTATCATTACGGCAATACGTGCGGCGGCTAGTGCACCTTTGTTAAAGGGGTGGATGATTGGAGCTACAGCGGTAGCGGCTGGTACGCAGGTCGCCGCACATGTTGCTTCAAAGCCGAGTGCTCCCGTAAAGGCTGACTACTTCGGAACCGGTGGTATGATACATGGAACATCAGAGGGTACTATGGTTGTAGCTGGTGAGCGCAACAGGACTGAGGCCATATTCAATCCAGAGCAGATGGCAAATCTTTTGCTTGCGATTGGAAATGGTAAGATGTCTGGAACGTCAGAGCCCATGCAGGTGACGTTTATCATGCAGGCTCCTGATGGGCGTGAGACTGCTCGTGAGACAGTAGGACTGATTAACAAAGGCCAATTCTTAATTGACCCGAAAAAAGGTGTAAGGAAGGTGTCGTAATGAGAGTACTGTATAACAACGTGGCGATTGAGGCGGCTATAACAGCAACATCCGAGAACGTGAACTTTCCCTTGGGCAATCTGTTTGTTCCAGCCCTGTCCACGCCGTACAGGTCTCTGGCGACCCCTGTAGACCTTTATCTAACCTTTGATGTGGAAGAGGCGATAAATTGCATTTCATTGGCTGGACACAACTTGACAACACTCAGATACAGGGTGTATGATATAGGTGACAATATTGTTGAGGATGTCAGCTTAATCGAGGTCGAACCAACGGCGATGATATATCTATCACAATCAACAGCGAAGAAGATACGTCTCACGATGAACTCCGATGAGACCTACATTTCGATTGGTGCTTTGTTCACTGGCATGTATTATCAAATGCCTTATCCAGTTGCCTACTATGACGAGACGATTGAGATGACCAACGAACGCTTTGAAACGGCGTTCGGTCAGGTCTTCGGAAGTGATGGAGAGTTTTTACAGACATATTCGCCTGAATTTGTCAACATAACCATGGCACAGTTCAACGCAATCAAAACGATGCTTGAAGCTGTGCGTAATTTTGTACCTCTGTTTGTTGATATGACGGAGGATGCTCATGAATACAAGGCTCCTCTGTACTGCACGGTGAGCCTCGATTCAATCCCGAACTCCCGCTATTCAAGAGCGAATAGGATTGATGGTCAGAAGCGCACGATTTCATTGAAAATCAGGGAGGCCAAGTAATGGCTATAACGAAACTTATAAGTCCAAACACGTCAGTCCCTGTTGTAGAGGGTGATTGGGCTCTTGCAATGGCACAGATGACAGCACTCAAGACAGTAATGAGTGGAAATCAGATGGTGCTTACGCAGTGGACGAACACTTCTACGCTATCCAAGCTTGCCAACGGTGCATATATACATCATCTTGGCGCGATATATGTGGTTGACACTGAGGACTTCGCCATAACAGTTCCAGCGGCTGATGGTACGTATTATATACGTATTGTCGATGATGGTGCTGATTCATTGGATGTCGATTTTGTCACGGACATATCGGGTTACAACTGGAATCCATCGTACAACGGCATGTATCATAATGATGGATACCAAGTCCTTCCATATCAGATTGCTGTGTCAGGTACTGTCACAGTGTTCACCAAGCGCAAGATTCTGAATTTCCATCGGAGCACAGGATTCTTGACCGTGGACTATCTTGGAAATATCATCACTGCCACGATACTTGGCGGTGCTGTGGTGTGTAGTACAATTGACACTGGCTTTGGCGCAGTAGAAGTTGGTCAGAATTTGCGCACGACTGATAATGTAGAGTTTAATCTTATACGCTCCACGTTTAACAAACTTTCACCTTTGTTCATGCAAGGAAACATAGGCTCATCCACACAGGACTATTTCGCTGATGCAGTCAAGACACATGTTCTAGCTCTGAATGCTACTGAGTCATACTGGGACGATGTGTATTTAGCTTGCTGTGGTGGTTTTTACACCACTGCAAATGCATTTGTACTAGTTGTGGCCATTAAAATACATTGTACTGCTGGCTCTATA